ATGAGTTATTTGCTGGTCGAGAGCTTACTGATAGGGAAACAAAAACCCTTTACAACCACAGCCTTACTCAGGCATTCAAAGACGCTCAGTCCTATGATCCTAATTTTGCGAAGAGGCCAGAAGCTGTTAAGATGACTTTAGTTGACATGGCCTTCAATCTTGGTTTGACAAAACTAAATAAATTTGTGGACATGAAGAAAGGTCTCATGAACAATGATTACAATATGGCAGCTGATGAAATGGTTGACAGCAACTGGTACAAGCAAGTAAAGTCCAGAGGTCCTCGCATGGTAAACGTAATGCGTTCTGCTGCAAAATGATATGAATATCCAAGACGATATAAAGACACTTCATAACTACGAGGCTTTTGCTAGGTTCATGAAGATGGTGCATGATCTCAGAGAAGAAGCCATAGAGGAACTGCACGAGGCTAGCATTGAAAATATTCAACAAATATCCGGACGAATCATTACCTACGATCAACTATTACAGCTATCAAGTTGGCAGGAACTAAGTGTCCGGCACCGTGAACATTTCTAGGTCGAGCAACAACTGTTCACCTATGTTATATTAACGTATCGCAATCTCTCGGCGTAAATGAGTGGAACTTATGACAGATGAAATCACGACTGCTGACTCTGGGGCAGACCAAATACCAGTGGACAATACTAATATATCCGTAACGGATTTTGCAAATCGCCGATTGGGGCAGATGAAGGCTCAACAAAATGTTGAGACAGAATCAGAACCAGTTGCCGAGGAGCCAACGGAAGAGACACCCGAAGAGGTCGTTGAGGAGACTGAGGAAACTCAAGAAACTCAAGAGGTCGAAGAGGGTGAACCAGAAGTTGAATCAACATCCGAGGATGTTCTTTCACAGATTGATTTGGACAACGCGTCCGAAGAAGAATTACGGGAACTAGCTGATAAGTTAGGCAGTAAAGCTGTAGCTCGTTTTGGGGAACTTACCGCAAGACGCAAGGCCGCAGAAGAGAAACTGGCTAAACTAGAGGCTTCGCTTCAACAGCGAGATCCCCTTGAGTCAAAAAAGAAAATAGAAAATAACCCATTTGGGGATTTAGATTCTATCGAGAGCCTTCAATCCAAGGCCGAAGAGGTAGAGCAAATAGTCAACTGGGCCGAAGACCTTCTTTTTGAAGGTGCTGATTATGCGGCTGACGATGTCATCACTGAGATCGAAGGCAAAGAAATGACCAAGGCAGAAGTCCGTAAGTCTTTGTTACAGGCGCGTAAAGCTCAAAAAACCTTTCTTCCTGATCAACTTTCTAAACTGCAAGCTAAACAACATGCTGCCGATATGGAAGTTGCTTTTAAGCAGAAAGCAAAAGAAGAGCTATCCTGGCTTGAAGGTGAAGACAATGACGTCCGCAAACAATACGAAGCTACAGTCAACGATGCTCGTTTCAAAAAGATGAAAGAGATCGTAGCAAAGGAAGCTCCGGATGTTGCGGGTCAACTAGATTACTGGTTCGCTCACGCAGCAAACAGTATCTACGGTCGTAAACCTGTAGTCGAAAGCAAGCCTAGCATGAAACTTACACCACCTAAGGGTGCAACAACAAGTAATGCAAACGCTGCTACGTCCCCATCAAGAACTGCAAAAGCACTCAAGGAACTGCAAAGTCAGTTTAAAAAATCGGGTAACGCTCGTGATTTTGCCGCACTTAGAAAACTACAAATGGCTTCGCGCCAATAACTCATTCAAAATAATCATTAAATAAAATGGCATTCGCAAATACATTCGATACTACAAATCCAGGGGCGGCTGTTTCTAATCGCGAGGACTTGACTGATGTCTTGACCATTCTTGCGCCTGAAGAGACTCCTATCCTTTCGTCTGCTAATAAAGAACGTGCCTCGGCAACTAATGTTGAGTGGACTGTTGACAGCCTTTCTGCACCTGTAACTACAGGTATCTCAGAAGGTGCTGACGTCACAGCATTTACTGACAAGTTTGCTGGTCGCGCTCGTCTTGGCAATCGCATTCAAAAATTCCGTCGTGACTACATGGTTTCTGACTTGCAAGAAGCAGTTGATTCCGTTGGTCCTGCTAAAATCGCACAAGCTGAAGCTAAAGCAATCCGTGAGCTAAAACGTGACGTTGAAGCTACTATTGCTGGCACTCAAGATTCAAGCGTAGAAAACGGTGCAGGTACACCTAACGGTCTTCGTGGCCTTGGCAAATGGCTAGAGGGAGCAACAACTGGCCCTTCTGACGTTCCTAGTGAGTTCCGCACCCCAGATGCTAGCGTCTATACAGCTGGTAGTGCTTTCACAGAAAGTGATTTAAACGCACTAATTAGCTCAATATTCCGTGTTACTGGTTCAACAAACAACCTTAGCCTAGTCGCTGATACGGCACTACGTACTGTAATAGCTGACTTTGCTCGTACAAGTGCATCTGCTACTGACAATGTTCGTTCAGTAAACTACGATGGCAACAGCGGTTCTATTAAGCTGTCTGTTGACCTCTATGAGTCAGATCATGGTGTTGTTTCTATTGTTAATGGTAACCCTGACTGTATGCCTGCTGTTTCTCGCGGTTCGGCAAATGGTCGTGGTTATATTGTAAATCCTGAGTACTACGGTATTCATGAGCTAATCCCAATGGGTTCAACTCGCCTTCCAAATCTTGGTGGCGGTGAGCGTGGTTTTGTTGATTGTGCTTTGACACTAGGTGTTTACCACCCAGGCGCGCACGGTAACATTACTAACATTGACTAACTCTTAACAAAAGGAGATATAATATTATGGCACGTTTAACTGTAAATGAAGCTGGTACTTCTGGCTATACACACGTCATCTCACTATCATCTGATGACCTTGCAAAAATTAAGCTAGGCACTGATCCATTCAATGGAGAAACACTAGGCACAGCCGGACAACTTCCTATAGCAACTATCCCTGCTGGTGGTGCTGTTGAGTTAGCTGGTGTCTTTGAATCCACTGCACTAGTAGGTGCTACTGACATTACTCTTGATGTAGGCACAACAGCTGGTGATCCTGATGAGTTCATTGATGCTCTTGATGTTGATGCAATGTCTGCTCCAGTATTTAATTCTGGAGATTCATTCACTGGCAACCAATCACAAGCAGTTCCTTTCCAAGCAGAAACAACTATTCTTGCTGAAGTAAATGGAACAACTGCTAGCTTAACTGCTGGTAACATTGTTATTGGATTACGCATCATTGATCTAGGATCATTCGCGTAAATTAAAATCTGGTCGGGGGGCTTCGGCCCCCCGCCTTTTTAATATGGAAATAATTGTTCCTAAACTAAAACGCTACTCAGATGGCGAGATTGATCGTGCCTTTATGAAGGAGATCAAGACTGGCTTTGAACTAGAAAGACAGACAGAAAAACAACGGGTTGCAGGTGCAGCCAAAGAAGCTAAGAAACTAAAAGGTACAAAACATCCAGTTCTTGGCAGACCAGTTGCTAGTATTCCTCCAAGAGAATACTTTCGACTAATTAAGAAGTACGGTCACGATACCGTGCATTCTAAAGAATTTTTAAAGTACTACAATAAGAAGTTCCCGGAACTTAGCCCAAATAAAATCTAATGCAGACCAGAACCTACGGTGATCTTTTTAAGTTAATCCAATCCCTAGCTGGTGTTGGATCCTTTGCTCCTACAGAAGCAGATGACGTAGCTAATCTAATTAACCGCAGGTTCTTACAAGCATTTAACGAGAGTCCAATCTGGCCCCGATACTTTGTTTCTTCAGAGAAGAGGGACATACTTGCATTAACATTATCTGGAGCAACGTCTAGTACAAGCACTAGCGTAAACCAGAACTACAAACTACTGGGTGCTAACACAACCGGTGGTTTAAGTGTCTATCAAGGTGTTACAACGAATACTGTAATTATTTACAACACAGGAACAGCCTGGCGAGTAGACACTGCCGCATCTGCCGCAGAACAAGCTGATGGTACATTTACAGTATCTGCAGGGGATCAACAATTTATTGAGGCTGATGTTAGTAAAAAAGACAACGTAACAGATGTAGCAATCTTTACGCCTCGTTCAGGAACTGATTCGCTGCTAGTAGAGGGCAAGAACTTAATACCTTACACACAGACTGGTAAAACAAACATTGGTTCATTCAATCGTATTTTCAGGAAGCAAGCCTTCTTAAATCAGTCCGCTATTGAGTACGAGTTCTTTGTAGATTTTACTGGGGCTAATATACTTAATATTGCTTCTACAACTGATAACTCAGCATTTGTTTCTTATAAGAAGGAGTTCACGCCATTTACCGTAACAGGCTCTACCGTAGCGGACTTTACTGATAGCACTGTCGAGGTTCCCGCTGAGTTCTTTGCGTATCTTGCTCACGCAACTTATGCTGACTTCCTTCGTATGGACGGTCAGACCGACAAAGCACTTGCTGAAGAAAATACAGCATCTGTTGCCCTAGCACTAGAACTAGAAAAGATTGATATAATCTCTAATAACAATACCGTGAACAAGCGGTTTTCTACTTACGTAAATCGGCAGTCCCGATAATAACCACCTATGATATAATACACGATTATGGCAAAATCAAGAAACAACGCACTGGAGTTTAGCTCCGCAGGTTCAATAGTAATCAATGCTGGTGATGGTGCAACCCCTGGTACGTTTGGGGCTATCCAGTTCCTAAAGGATTCTACTCTTTCAGCAGTAACTGCTACAAATGTAGGCAATTCTTCAGAGCTTCTTACATCCTTTGGAGCAGGTACAATTATATATGGTAATTTTACTCTTGTTGGCATTTCTTCTGGTTTAGTGCAACTACATAAGGTCTAATAAGAATGTTTTTAGAAGGCTATTAAGTTGCTAACTATACAATCAAAATAATACACAATTATGGCAAGCTCAAGAAATAACACACTGGAGTTTAGCTCCGTAGGTTCTCAAATACTATCTGGAAATGACGATGACTCAGGTTCTTTTGGGGCAATACAATTCCTTAAGAATTCAACACTTAATTTACTTACTGCTACTAATCTAAACAATTCTGCCGACCTACTTACATCCCATAAAGCAGGTACAATTATATATGGTAATTTTACTCTTGTTGGCATTTCTTCTGGTTTAGTAGCACTACACAAGGTTTAATATGCACATTAGCCTTGACTCAGCCCTAGGTCAGCAGCGTCGGCTGAACCAAGTTGGAGAGACTATCAGTTCGATAGCTGCTCCTACAGCAGCATATAGTCTCCGCAGTCTTACTGGCGGTGATCCCAAGGTTGTGCGTGTCCGCAGAGAAAGCGATAACCACGAGCAGGATTTTACGGCGTCTGATGTATCTTCTGGTGCGTTGGTTGATTTTGTAAACTCTCAAGTAACAGCACCGCTGGATATACGGGAAATTGCCGACTTAGATTCCGATGGAAATAATGATGGACGTGTAGGTGATTTCCTTATTGCCAAGGCTGCTTATTCACTTCGTAGCCTAGGGACACGTCAGGCTACTGTAACATCAAGTGGTGATACTGATGGAGATACATCAGGTAAATATGTATGCCAAGTACGAAGCGTGACAGGTGACATTAAGTCTTTTACAGCAGATGAGGTCAGTGACGGGACGCTTGTAGATTTTGTTTTAGGAAACACTAAACCTCTTTTAAATAATAGAGTTTACTTCGACGGAGTCGATGACGAAGTTAGTTTATCATCAGAAATAACTTTAGCGGGGGATTTTTCTATTCAGTTTTCATTTGTTGTTACCGAAACAGAGCAAAGAATTTTTGGTAAAGAAACAGTAGCCAGAATAGAACCTAAAGGAACTAATTCAATAGAATCGTTTGTAGTAACAATGGCAGATGCTAGTGGTGGGACTTTAACTTTGACTGAAAGTTTAAAATATGGCGAAGATAATACAGTAAAATTTAAACGAGTTTCTGATAACCTTGGTATTTATAATGAAAGTGATCAATTAATATCGAATGAAATAAATAATACTATTGCTTTTCCTCTTAGCAGTTTTGGAAGGAGCAGAGGTGCGTTTGCAAAATGTGTCCTTCACAGTATAAGAGTGGACACAAATAACGACGGAACAATCGACCATAGCTACAACGGATACGGAAACACCTTGTCCGATTGGCAGGATTTAGTAGGAGGTAATAATGCTTCTGCAGTTAATGGTAGCCCTGCCTTGTTTACTGGTCAAGATCAAGACGGTTTTGTTAAAACTTGGTATGACCAAAGTGTAACCACGCAAGCAGGAGATACAGCAACAGGTAATCACGCAACTCAATCAACTGCTGACAATCAACCTACGATTGTTGAGAATGGTTCTTTGCTAGCTGATGGTCTTAGATTTGATGGAAGCAATGACTCAATGACTACAACGAGTGCTATTAGTAGCACAAACATCGCTATTGCAGCTGTTTCTAAATCAGCTAACAATGCAACCGCCGGTATATTTTCTATGCTAGATGGTTTTGATGACGGTCACGAAGCGTTATATTTAGCTAATACTATGCGTTATGCGCTTGAGGATTCTGATCTAGATGTATCAACTACTACGACAAATAAAAATCTTTACTTTGCTAACTACGATGGCAGCACGCAAGGTTTATCAATCAACGGAACTAATAGCACGCAATCCGTTAGTAAAACAGTAGCCACAATTACATCTGTAGCCCAAATTGGCTCTAGAGGAGGAAGTAACTTTTTAAATGGCTCGATAGAAGAAATTATAGTTTATACCGATGACCAATCAGCTAACCGCACAGCCATTGAAGCCAACATCGGTGAACACTACAGCATCTCTGGTGTCCCTGCCTCTGATACTGATAACTCAGTAAGCGGTTTTGTAGAGACTTGGTATGACCAGTCGGGCAATGGCAGGGATGCCGTTCAAGCAACTGCGTCTAAACAGCCCAAGATTGTTAATGCTGGGACTATGTTAAATGAATTAGAGTTTGATGGGTCAAATCATCAGTTAGATTTTACTGCACTAAATGAAAGTGATATTTCTATTTTCTCAGTTCCAAACTTTGATGATGCATCGGGGCAGGATAGAATATTGTCTACAGCAAGTGGTGCTGATTCATCAGGTTTTGGAAAAGGATCAGCTACGGCTGGATTTTTTAGGGCTTCATCAGGATCAGCAAGCCAGCCTTCATTAAACGCTACCATATCTGCTGATCAAGATATTGTCTATTCTTTTATCAGAGCATCTAATACTGGTACATTTTTTACAAATGGAACGGCATCTAGCACTTTTTCAAATTCAACTGCTTTTAAAGCATCATCGATTGGTGGACACGGTAGTAAAATTGATGGTTCACTCAAAGAATTAATTATCTATGATTCCAATCAAACAGCCAAACGTTCTGACCTCGAAACTAACATTGCTACCGAATACGGAATAACCCTATCATAATGCTCTATTTAATATACGCAAGCAAGGAGGCTGCCATAGAGCGAGCCGACGAAGAAGGCAAGGAGATTAGCTTTGATTACTGGATCAAGAAAAATGGCATAGGCACACGCTGGCTTACTTACCCTGACGAAACTATTGACCACACCTGGGCATTGGACGTAACGGACTACAACCTCGATGATTCTGAGAAGGCATCAACCGTTGATCACTACACACCCTTGCCTGACCCTGACGAAGACTAAACGCTATGGATACTATGCTTAGAGGAACTGTAGGATCAACTGGATTCTTTGCCTGTATGGGCTTACAAAGTGTTAATAGTGTTGTTAGTCTAGTTGTTGGTATAATGACCTTTGTTTTTCTTGGACTTTCAATTTACAAACTAATCAAAGATCTTAAATGACTACTGAACTTATAGCAATGCTCGGAGGTGGAGCTTCTGGTTTTGTATTTAAACTGATTGGACAATTAGTTTCTAATCAGCAAAGCACTGTAGACGCTATGATCAAGAAGCAAACAGCCGCCGACGAAAGCCATCAGAAAGCCTCTACAAGGGGCGGTGAGTGGGTCAGGAGGGTCATAGTATGCACCGTCCTGTTTGCGGTCGTTGTAGCCCCCTTTTTGTTGGCTCACAGCCCAGAGGGAGTTACCGTAGGGCAGGAAACATCTCACTTCTTCGGCTTATTTAAGGGAATCAAGTATCAGACCCTAAACGGTTACCTTATACTACCAGAGGTTCGTCAAACAGTTCTAGCCATAGTTGGATTCTATTTCGGCTCCTCAACTATTAAATGAATGAAATTTTACAAATCATATCATCCCTGTGGCCCATCGGTATCGGCATTATTACGCTTATCATTGTGCTGGCTAGGATGCACTACAACATCGAGGCTCTTACAGAGAAGGTAAAAGTCCTATTCGATTTTCACAATAAAAGAAAGAAATAATTATGAAATGTTTTATCTGCAAAACTAAAGACAAATTTATCTGTAAGGTAAAATCAATCGCATCCAAGCTCGTAGCTTGGGTCAAATCAATAATCAAATAAACAAGGAGATAATACAATGCCAGGTCACTACGGAAAAATGATGAAAGGTGGTAAAAAGCCAGTCAAAAAAGTTGCTAAGAAAATGGGTATGAAAAAAAGGAAGAAGTAATGCCTTTTAGCAAATACAGTCCAAAACAAAAGAAGTTAGCTAGGGTTGCACCCCCTCGTAATAAAATTACTGGGGCTGACTTCAAAGTACTAAGGGGTAGAAATGCACAGAAAAATACTAACCGTCGCAAGAAAACTTGAGAAGGCTTCTAAAGCTCACGCAGGGCAAGCGAAGCTA